GTGTAATTGGTAAAATCAATGGTGTACCAGTAAAACCAAATTATTTAATGGGAGAAGATGTAGAATTTATAGTATACGATAAAAGATTCTGCCAAAAATATGAAGTTTGGAAAGCTGAACCATCTATTGAAGATATCAAAGATGGTAAACATATTAAAGCATCTGCATTACAAGGTCGCCAAGTTGGTGGTTTAATGGTAACAAATGCTTTAGGTGTTCAAATTAAAAAGAATGCCTAACAATAAGATAGGAGTGGTATTATGATAGATGAAGTAGAATATCAAAAATATTTAGGAGTAACTACTACTCCTTCTAATTTCAAAAGATTAGAATTTATTTCTATTAATACGTTAAAGTCGGTTATTGTGCAAAATATACCAGTTCAAACGGATTTAATTTATGGAAATTTTAAAAATGCCTTAATAGAACAAATAAATTATTTTGCACAAAATCCAGATTTAATAGATTCAAGCAATGCCGGTGGATATACACTAGGTTCATACAGTGAAAATAGTTCTAATCATGTTGACAATAACGAAAGTATAAACAGAATAAGCCCAATGGCTTACGATATTTTAGTAAATTGTGGTCTCATTTATTCAGGTGTAAAAGGTAGGTGTTGTTAATGGTTAAGGTAAAATGCGGTGCAATAACAAGAAATATTTCTGAAGGCGCACTGAAATGGTATAGACTAGCAGGGTGGAAAATTTTAGAAGATAAAAAGTCTAAAAAACAAGACATAAAAGAGGTAAAAAATGATGAAACCAATTCCAAAGAGATTATTACCCCATAATTGTACTTATCAAGAGTATTGTGGTAATACAGGTGAGGGAGATAATTGGCTAAATGAAGTACAATTAAATAATATAAAAATAGAAGAAAAAACAGTATTAAAATTTACTTCTAATGGTCGCGAAATCGTTGGTAATGCTAGAATGTTCTATGATTTAGTAAATTCTGATGGTTTAAAAAACAAACCTACAGGAAATAGCATAATTAAATTTAATGGGGAACAGTACAAAGTTGAAAGTTGTGATGTTTTGTATGCAGATAGTTCTAATCCTCATCATTACGAGGTATTGTTGAAATGAAAAAATTTGATAACTTTAAAGATGCTTTTGAATTTGTTAAAGATGTAGTGCAAAAGGGAGTAAATGACTCTAAAACGATAATAGCTGAGCAAGTGTACAAAGATTCTAATGAATTTACATATCGAGAAAGTGGTGAAATGTATAAATCAGGAGAATTACATAGTAATTTTAAAGAAGGAATAATTGTTGAGCGAACTCCTTATGTTAGAAGAAGATATTATGAAGGTGGAAAACCTGGAGCAGGTAATAAACAAGCACAATCTAAATGGTTTGATAAAACTATCACTAAGTATAAAAAAGATTATCTTAATATGTTAACAAAAAACATTATTTCAGCAAAAAAGGAGGTATAATGTGAATATAAGTGATTTAGTTACTTTGCTAAGAACAGAAATAGAAAAAATTGGTTATAAATGTTATAGCCCAGATTTACCTCAAAATGATGAAATGTGCAGTTCTTTGCATATAGGTCAAGGGACAAGTTTAAGAACAATTAATGAAAAAATACTATATAGCGAAATCCCATGTTATGTTCTTGTTAGAGGAAATACCAATGATAAAAGCACCAGATTGTTAGTAGACGATATATTTAATCAATTAGACATGAAAGAAGGATTAAAGTTCAATAACACAAGAATTATTATTATTTCATGTCAAACACCAAACTATGCTTTTAGGGATGAGATACAAAGAATATATTATAATATTAATTTTAATGTTAAAGTAGAATGGAGGAATGAATAAAGTTCGATTCAAGTGCAAAAAAATTTAAACTTATGTTTGATATAAGCGAAAATGAAACTCCTCAATACGAAGAGTTATGTCCTTTAAATTTAGACTATGATCAGGGAGAGACTCTTGATACATGGAATGATTTATGCAGTCAAATTGCTAACAATGTGAAAACTGCAATAGATCCAACTTGGGCAACAGGATTTAAATTTAAAAAATCTGATGCTGTGGCACAATTTATAATTGCTAAAGAATATGCAGTAGGTGCTGAAGCAACAGCAAAATGTAGAATAGTAAATTTATTAAAAGGAGCAAATGGAAAACAAATAGATTTCACTGCTACTTTAAGTGGTATTTCTTATTCAGCGGTAACTGAAGAAGTGTTACAAATAGATTTTGATATTAAAGTTTATGATAATTCTACTTTTGAAGAAACTGATTATGTAGCAAACTAATCGAATGGGTAGGCATCTAGTCTACCCATTATTTTTATACGGGAGGAATATTAATGTTAACATTAACTAGGAAACAATATGAAATAGAAGAAAAAATTCAATTAACGGATGAGAATAATAATTTATTATATGAATTTATGATGAAAATTACACCAGAAGAAATGGATGAAGTAAAAAACATCATTTTCAATGAAAATGACATCAAAGATGGAAGAAAATTATCGTCATTAGAAAATAATGGTAATCTACAAGAGTATGATGAATTTGAAGCAAAGGTCATAAGCAAAGCAAAAGAACGACAAGAACAATTTGAAAATATTTGTTTTAAAGAACATAAGGAAACTTTTAAAGAAAAAGCTGGTAACTATAAATACAATGAAATGGTAGAAATGCTATTTGATTTTTTCGTTCAAACCTTTGTGGAAAAGAAATCACAACAAATAAATATTATGAGTTCACACCTAAGGAAGATTTCGAACAAATAGATGTTTTAAAAATCGATAATAAAGAATATAAGATGAAAATAACTTTTAAAAATGTATTAAAGTTATTTGAAAATGCAAAAAAAAATGATGCTTATTCAATAAAGCAAAGTTTGAAAATTTTAGGGATAGAAGATTTAAATGCTGAGGAAGAATATATAGTTCTTAATGAAATATCAAAATATGTTTTTGAAATAAACAATAAACATTCACAAGGAAATAAGACATTTGATTTAAATTTGGATTATAAGTATTATTTTCCAGATTTTTTGACTATAGGGATTAATTTAAATAAAGATGAAATTTCTTGGTGGGAATTTGATAGTCTTCTAGATTGGTTTTTTAGAAAAGATGATTCAAGTATTTCTAGTATAATGAAATTTCGTTTGTATGAAAAACCTTCAAAAAATTCAAAAACACAAGAAGAAAAAGAACATAAATTTAGGATGCAAATGAAAAGAAAATATGCTTTACCTAATCCACAAAATAATGAAAATAATTTAGAAAAAATGTGGAATTATGTAGAAAAAAAGGCAGGTGAAAACAAAGTATGATGCAGAGGTAAAATTTAAAGTTGTCTTAGATGAAAATGAAGCCGAAAAAAGTATAAGTAATTTATCAAAAAAAACAGATGAATTATCAAAAAAATTTACAAACGCAGGAAAAAAATTAACATTAGGGTTGACGGTGCCTATAACTGGTTTGATTACCGCAGGTATTAATTATAATGCAACAATGGAGACGTTTAGCGCAAATTTAACTACTTTGTTAAATGGTAATCAACAAGAAGCTGATAAGTTATTAAATAGTTTAAAAGAGATGGCAAATACAACACCTTTTGAGACTACGGCTTTAGTAAAAGCGACTCAAACAATGTTGGGATTTGGAATAGAAGTTGACAAAAGTCAAAAATATTTAAAACAACTAGGTGACATTTCGATGGGAGATGCTCAAAAATTAGAAAGTTTAACATTAGCTTTTTCTCAAGTTTCTAGTGCTGGAAAATTATCAGGGCAAGACTTACTTCAAATGATAAATTCCGGTTTCAATCCGTTAAATATAATTTCTCAAAAGACTGGTGAAAGTATGGCTAGTCTTAAAGAAAGAATGGGTGAGGGAGCTTTATCGGCGGAAGAAGTAGCTCAAGCATTAGAATGGGCGACTGAAGAAGGTGGTTTATTTTACGGCGCTATGGATAAAGCAAGTCAAACTACACAAGGGAAACTTAGCACCTTGAAGGATGAATTTAATTCTGCCGTAGGAGAATTGACAACAGGATTGTTGCCGGTATTTACAAAATTAATAGATAAATTAACAGAAATGGCAAGGTGGTTTAGCAATTTAAGCCCCCAACAAAAAGATTTTGTTGTTAAAATGGGGTTAATTTTGGCTGCTATTGGACCAGTTGTAACAATAATCGGCAAGCTGATATCAGTAGGGAGCAAAATTAAAACCATAGTAACTTTAATAAAATCTTGGAATCTAGTTACAAAAGCAATGACAGTAGCACAAAAAGCTTTGAATTTAGTAATGGAGACGAACAAAATAGCTTTAGTGATTTCAGGTATAACTGCTTTAATATCAGCAATTGTTTTGTTATGGAATAATTGTGAATGGTTTAGAGATGGGGTTATGGTTGTAATAAATGCAATAGTAGGATTCTTTCAAGGCGCAATAGACTTTGTGGTAGGTCTGTTTAATAGCATAATTGATTTTGTAAAAAATAATTGGCAAAGTTTATTGTTGTTTTTAGTTAATCCTTTTGCAGGAGCATTTAAATTAATATATGATAATTGCGAGGGATTCAGAAATATAGTGAATAATATTTTAGAAACAATAAAAAACGCATTTAGTAAAGCTTTTGAAACAATCAAAAATACTATTTCAAATATTTGGAATTCAATATTAGCCTTATTTTCAAAAGGTGGAAAAATCTTTTCAGGGGTTGTAGATGGAGTGGCTAATGTATTTAAAACTATAGTAAATGCTATTATAAGTGGGATAAACAAAGTAATAGCAGTACCATTTGATGTAATAAATGGTTTATTGAATAAAATAAGAAATATAAGTATTTTGGGAGTAGCTCCATTTAAGGGATTATGGAAACAAAATCCATTACCTGTTCCACAAATTCCAAAATTAGAAGTTGGTACCAATTACGTTGCTCAGGAAGGATTGGCATATTTGCATGAAGGTGAAGCAGTTGTGCCTAAAAAATACAATCCAGCAATTGGTGGTTATGGAAATGGACTATTGAAAGTTGAAAATTCAAATGTTATAACATTGCAAGTTGATAAGCGAGTATTAGCTGAAATAGTTAATAACTATAATACTGAAAGAGAGGTGGCTGTTTAAAGAATTCTGTTTTTCAAATTGGAACAAATCCGATTAAATTTATATTGAAAAACGGTTATATTATAAAGGAAGATGAAGATATTGTCTTAGCTGAATTAACGATGGCAGATGGGACAATCAGAAGAAATATAGCCGAAAAGAAAAAAACGACAATTAAAATAAAATTCACAAAAATAGACGGCGGTACCTTATCAAATTATTTAACCTGGATGGAAAACGATTTTGAGGCTACTTATTATTCACCAAAATATAAAACTACAAAAATATCTGTTTTTAGATTAGTTGAGAAGCCTGACATAGAAATGATAGGAACCTATTTAGATTTATATGAAGAATTTGATATAGAATTGGAGAGTGTATAAAATGCTATCCATAAGTGATTCTGTAAAAAAAGCATATAACAATTATACAACCCAAAGAAAGAGTTATATAAAGGCAGGAAATAACTCTTTTTTTATACAAAATTTGGATATTTCTGCCGATTGTTACAATGAAGGAAATATAATTGGCAACGCTATAGCTAAAATAATAAAATTTGATATTGAAACTGTTTATGTAAAAGATTTAGATGAATTTGAATTATTTGATGGTATATGGACCGGAAATCAATATGAGTATATTTCTTTGGGTACATTTAAATTATTTGATGAAGAAGGAGTAGATGATTTTTTTAGTTCGATAACTGCATACGACAAATTAATTTTATTTAACAAAACATATGATCCTAAACAAACAAATTTTCCAACGACTTTATATGGTTTTTTAAAAAATATATGTTTGCAAGCAAATGTAGAATTAGAAAATATTTTCATTCCCAATGGTGAACAGTTAATTGATAGTAATTTGTTCGTAGAAAATGAGACATTAAAGACTATATTAAATGCTATTTGTCAAATTAATGGTTGTTTTGGAATTATTAGTCAAGATAAATTAAAACTTTTGTTAAAAGGTTCAGATTCAATTGTTTTAAGTAAATTTCAAATAAGCAATCCTGAATATAAAAGAACCACTTGGAATATAAATCAAGTTGTTTTAGGAATGACGGATGTTGATGGCGAATATGTGCTAAAACAAGATGATGAAGATATAGTTCAAAACGGAATTCATAAATTGGTAATTAATGATAATCCGTTTGTATATACTCAAGAACTGAGAGAAAGATATATTGATAATCTTTTTAATCAAGTAAAAGGGTTTGGGTATATTGCTTTTGAAACTGAATGGGAAGGATTGCCGTATATTGAATTAGGTGATTTAATCAGTATAGACGGTAAAGAAAGTATTATTTTAAGATATAACATAAAAAGCCCTAATGGATTAGAGTCAACTTTATCGGCGCCGTCTATTATTGATAGTGTTGTTGAATATGTTGATAATTCTAATTCAATTTCAAATCAACAAAAGCGAACAGAGTTAAAAGTAGATAAACAAAACCAAGAAATACAAGCAATAGCTAGCAAAGTTGTAGATGTATCTGCTACTGTTGAAAATATTGGGTCAATAAAATTAGAAAATAGTGCGACAGCTGATTTATATAATTTAACAATTAAAGGCAATGTAAGTTTATTATATCCTAGCAGACAAAAAATAGGACAAGTTGGAATGAAGAGTGGTTCATATAAAAGTGGGATAAAAAAAGCAAGTAGCTTTATACAACATTATGATGCTCTATATCCTTCTCCTAATTTATATACAAAAAATTTAAAACTAAAAATACAAAATGGTGAAAATATAACTTATATCAAGTTGCCAAATTTTATTTTAAGACAAAAAGGAAATGTGTTTGATGAGTTTCAAATTAATACTAATGTAGCAACTGTAATTAGAAGAATAAAACTAAATTACGATGGAACAACAAGTGTATTGAATAACCCTGTTATAGAAAAATTGGGAACAATAGACTTAGCTTTGCAAGAGGGTGAAAACATAATAAGTTTACCAAGTTTTCCATCTGCTAAACTCAGTGCTACTTATTTAACTAAAAATGATTACACTAATGTATTTGCTACTAAAGTAGAAGTGTCAAGTCAAATTAAAGTAGGAACGGATAATATTTTGTTAGAAAGTAAGTCTTATACTGACTCTGCTACTGATGGAGATACCTTGATATCTAAGATAAATTTGGATAGCACAGGTAAAGTAAAAATACAAGCAAGTAAAACAATTGATTTAACTGGAACAGATATTAATTTAACAGCAAATCAGATGACAATTACTAGCAAAAATTTTCAGGTAGATACAGAAGGAAATATGAATTGTTTTAGTGGAACGTTTGCTGGAAATTTAAACACTACTGAAGATGCACATATAGGTAACAATTTATATATTGGAGAAAATCAGTCAGGAAGTACCTTTGATATAAAAACGATAACATTGAGTGATGATGCATATATTCAGAGAACTTACAATAATGTAATGGATAAGAGCCATGTAGATATTAAAGCTGACGGAGGGGTTAGACTTTTTTCAGAAGATTTTCAATCACGTGTATATGCAAGTGTTGATGGTTATGGTGGGAGTGCAGGTTTATCAGTTAGAAATCCAAATAATTATGAGGTAGGGTTTGGAGCTAATCCTGATAGTATAGGAATGTATTATCAAAGTCATAGAATATATATGAGTGAAGATGGGATTTTTTACTCTGAGCAACCTACTATATCATCAGATAAAAGGCTCAAAGAAAATATAAAAGATGCCGATGTGTCTTTTATTGATGAATTACAGGTTAAAGAATTTGAATATACAAATTCACTTGGGAAAAAACAAATAGGTTTAATTGCACAAGATTATATAGATAAAGATTATTCTCAATATTTTCTAGATACGTTTAAAAATCCAGATAAAAATAATGAACAATATTATGGGATTACCTATGGGAATATCACGAATGCTTTGATTAAGTATTGTCAAGAATTAAAAAAAGAAATTAATGATTTAAAAGAAGAAGTGAATTTATTAAAGGAGAGTGATAATTAATGGAAAAAATAATCTTTGAAGATGCAACATTAGAAGTTGCAGGAAAAGTAACAATAGATGGAAAAGATTATCCAATAACAGAAGCTCAATATGTAGGTGGAACAGATTTAAATGCTAAAACGTTTAATGATATGCAAGACAATATAGAAAAGACAATTGATGGTGTGGTAGAAAGCGGAAGTAATGAAAATGGTAGTTGGACTAAGTGGGCAGACGGAACTATGATATGCGAACATAGAGTATATAGTAGTCAAAACACAACAGTTCAAAAAGGAGCAATATATTTAAGCGAATTAATAACATTACCTGATTTCCCTGTAGAATTTGTAAAACCGCCTATAGTTGCATTAAAATATGAAAACGCAGATTGGTCATCTACTTGTATAATTGGTTTGCTTAGCTATGGTTATACGACCACAACAAACGTTGGGCAAATCAAATTAGTGAGTTATGCTTCTACAGAAAACAACGGTGGTTATGTGACTTACATAGCAAAAGGAAAATGGAAATAGTGAGGTATATATGGAAAAAATAATATTTGAAGATTTACCAAGAACTAACACACCTGTTGATGCTTATAATCTAAATAAATTGCAAGATAATATTGAAGAATCACAAAAAGTCAATATGCTAACTAATCAATCGTTTCCAACTAATGAATATTTAGACGGGAAACGTATTTATGGTTATATAATGAAATTTAATGTTGACTTTATTGCAAACACACAAGTAACATTTGATTTACCATTTGCGGACGAAATTGAACGAGCGTGGATAGATTTATCTAATAGCCATTTGAGTAATGAACTAATGACCGAAACTTATAATACGCGACCTCTTAATGGACGCCCAGGCAATTTTTTTGAAGCAGCAATAATAACAAAAAATAAGTTGAGCATAGTTCCAGATAGCGATTGGTCAGCTAATTGGACTTTTAGAGTAGCGATTAAATACACCAAAAAGGATTAAATTTAAATGAATTAGCGGTGAATAATATGGAAAGAAAAATAATGGATATAGAAAAAGATTTGGGAGAAGTTATTGCAAGTGTTAAATCAGCGCATAAAAGAATAGATGAATTGCAAAAAATAACAGAAGCATTTCACAAACTAGCAACCAATGTTGAAATTATGGTAACTGAAATGAAGCACATGAAAACCGATATTACTGAAATTAAATCAAATATAGAAGAGTATCACCATAAAGAACCAAATAAATTATTATTTAATATAAAAAATGCAATTTTGGTAGGAGTTGTGGGAGCTTTGATAGGGGCTATAATGGCATTAATAATTAAATAGAAGGGAGAGTTAGCAGAAATGCACTCTCTTTTTTTATGAAAGAGGTGAATTTATGAATGAATTTAAACGAGGAGATACGTTTGCTTTTAAAACTCAAATAACTTTTAAAGATGGTAAAACTCCTGTGTCAAAGAAAGATATAGATACATTGTTTGTAACATGCAGAGAGAAACCAGAAAAACATTTTCCAATCATTTTTCAAAAAAAGTTGGAAGATGTACAAGTTGATTCTGATGGATACTGCCATGTAATTTTTAAACCTAAAGACACAGAAAACTTATCTTATAAAACTTATTATTTTGATATAGAAGTGACAATGAAATCCGGATATAGAAAAACTAATTTGCACGCTTTTAAATTAACAGAAGAATGTACAACGCATACAGGTGATCCAAATGGAAATTAATATAGGAAATATTATTGTAGAAGATGAAGTTGAGTTAGGAAGCGTTGAATTGGACGTTATAAGAGAATTTCCAAAGTTAGAAGATTTAACCGTGACGCCAATGACTGAAAAACAAATTTTTAATCATCCTGATAGTTATGGTTATGACATTGTAACAGTTGAGGCTGTTGAAACCGAAACATTAAATATAAAACCTACAGATGAAATACAAAATTATACCGGATTGTATGGAAATGTCAGTGTTGACAAAATAAATACAGAAGAAAAAAGTGAAAAATTAGACTTTTCTCAAAGTGATGTTATAGAAATATCGCCGAGTGAAAATAGCTATTTAAAAAAAGTCACAATAGAAAAAGATGAGGGGCTGGTAGCTGAAAATATAAAAAGTGGTGTTGATATTTTTGGTGTAAGCGGAACTGGTGAAATATTGGATGCTGAAATCAATGATATGAGCTATTTATTTTATAACGGTGCTAGATTTAATGTCAAAGACGAATTACTTAAATTGGTTAAAAGCCCAACATCAATGTACAATGCGTTTAATGGTTGTAAAGACGCTGAATTTACTTCTTTTGATTTTTCAAATATTGATACTTCAAAAGTAGAAAGCTTTGCCACTTGTTTTAAAGGCGCGACAAATTTAACGGATGTTGACGTTTCTAATTTAGATACTTCAAGTGCGACAACTTTAAACGCTATGTTCCAAGAAACCAGTATTAAAGGGGAACTAGATTTAAGACATTGTGATATGTCTAAAATTACAAATATGCACTCTTTCCTAAGAAATTGTTCAAGACTAACGAGGATAAATTTAAATGGATGTGATTTGAATAATGTAACAGTTATGGCTAATGCGTTTTATTGGGCTTCTTACGTAACTGATTTAGATTTAGGAGGGTGTGGTTTATCTAATGTAACGGATATGGGTGGTATGCTTCAAGGATGTTCGAGATTAAAAAATTTAAATGTTGCTGGTTTATCTAATCAAGTTGTTAAGTCAACATCAAGTATGTTTAGTGGTTGTGGTCTGACTGATATTGATTTGAGTTGGATATATTGTAATGCGTTAACAACTGTGTCAAGTATGTTTTACTCTTGTGGCAATTTAACTAATTTAATATTTATGAATGATTTAGGTAAAGCATATACACAAAAAACCAAAAACTATAGTAGTTACAAATTAGATTTACATTTTTCAAATAATCTAACACACGATAGCTTAATGGATGTTATTAATAAATTATATGATTTGAATTTAACTTATAATGTTGCTAATGGTGGCACTTTATATACTCAACAATTAGTTATAGGTAGTACCAATATGGCTAAACTTACTTCTGATGAAATTGCAATAGCAACAAACAAAGGATGGGTGGTGAGCTAATGACTTTATTTGATTACACAAAGCCAAAAATGATTGTGGCAGACGAAGGCAAACATATAAGAAGCATTGAAGATGTATATGTACCTGAACATTATGATAATGAGGGTAATTTAGTAGAAGAACATTTACCTTATTACTCAACAACAATATTTGTTCCTGATACATTTACAGAAGAAGAAATGAATGAATTATATGTAGAAGAAGAAATTTGAGGAACTATTAATTTAGTTCCTTTTTCTATTTAAAGGAGGAAAGAATATGAAAAAAATAAAAACTTTTTTAAAAAAATTATGGGCAAATAGACCTTTTAGAACATTTTTACAAGGCTTTGTAGGAACATTAGCAGGTGCTTATTTTGTAGATATTGATATAAATGGGTTAAAAGCATTAATAATATCAGCAATTATGGCTGGTTTATCAGCAGTAATGAGTTTAAATAAAGGAGAATAATTATGAGTAAAATTTTCGGAATTGATATTTCTGTATATCAAAAAGGGATTAGCCTAACTAAAGCCAAAAGCGAGGGTGTAAAGTTTGCTATATTAAGAGCAGGTTATACAGGTTATGGTAATGGAGTTAGTAAGGCAAAAGATACTGAATTTGAAACACACTATAGAAATGCTAAAACAAACGGTTTGGGAGTAGGTGCTTATTGGTTTTCAAGAGCAACAACTTATGAGAATGGAAAAGCAGAAGCAAAATATATGTATGAGAATTGCTTAAAAGGAAAACAGTTTGAATATCCTATTTATATTGATGTAGAAGATGGCTATTATCAATCTAAAGCAGGAAAAACAGCAGTAACAGATGCCATTAAGGGTTTTTGTGAATACCTAGAAGCAAAAGGCTATTATGTAGGGATATATGCAAATAGTAATTGGTTTTATAACTACATTGATACAGATAAACTAAAAGACTATGATAAATGGATAGCTAGCTGGGGAACAGTAAGACCAAATTATCCAGATGGTGGTATGTGGCAGTTTGGGGGAGAAACAAACAAAGTAAGAAGTAATAAAGTTTGCGGGCAAATAGTAGATCAAAACTATGCTTATAAAGATTATCCCAGCATTATGAAAAATAATGGTTTAAACGGTTTTACAGCAACAAAAGAAGAAAATAATACAAATACACCAGTTAAGCCTAAAAAGTCTGTAGAAACGGTTGCTAAAGAGGTTATAGATGGTAAATGGGGCAATGGAGAAGAACGTAAAGCAAAATTAGAAGCAGCAGGGTATAATTATGCAGAAGTTCAAAACAAAGTAAACGAACTGATGGCTAAACCTAAAACAATTACATATACAGTAAAAAAAGGTGATAACCTAACTGATATTGCAAAGAAATATAACACTACAGTTAGTGAAATTGCTAAAGATAACAACATTAAAGATGCTAATAAGATTTATGTAGGACAAAAATTAATTATTAAAGGGTAGGACTTCGGTTCTACTTTTTTTTGTGCAATAAAATGTATAAAAATGTAAAAAAATCAAAAAAATACAATTTTTTATACATTTTTTTGAAAATCATGATATATTATTTTTGGTGATTGAGGAATTTAGAGAGGTGGGTATGAAAAAAGAAACGTTTATTGATGAGAATAAAACAACAATAGATACAGATTACTATAAATTTTTAATGGAAAGAGAAAACAAATTGCAAATGATAGAGCAAATGTTTAAAAGTGGAACAGTTGATTTAAATGATTTAACTGTATTAGTGGAGGAAAAATGAAACAAATAGAGAAAAAAGAAACAAAACCTAAAGATGTGCCATTGGCTACAGAGGTAATACGCGAATATCAAGCGTTAAATAAATCGTATGCCAGAACAAATAAAAGATTAATTATTATAATTATAATTTTAATAGTGTTAATGACAGTAGCAACTACTTATATTGTTCTTTCTTGGGAGAGTATGAACCCACATACTGGGCTTATTAGAGAAGAAATTAGTGAAAAATGTTAAGAATATCGTTTACAAAAAAAGAATTAGAAGAATTGCTTAATGCGATACATTTCACACCATTGCAAAGAAGAATAATAGAATATAGATTAGATGAAAAAACACGAATAGAAATGGCAGATAAAGAAAAGGTAAGTGTTTCAACTATAGACCGAGAAATAAAAGATATAGCCGTTAAAATACGAAAGGCTTATGACAGTAATTTGATAGTTTTCTGATAGTTTTCTGACAGTTTTCTGATAGTTTTTTGATAGTAATATGACAGGAAGTTGATAGTTTTAACTTCTTTTTTTGTGCAATAATATTCATGTGTTAGGAGGAATTTTATGGAAAGCACAGTAAAATGGTTTGAAAACGAAAAGGGTTATGGATTTATTGAATATAAAGGTAATGATATATTAATACATTATTGTGCTTTTCGAGAACAAAGGGAAAATGAAATAGTTGAATTTGAATTGATTAAAGATAAAAAGAAAGACTGGAGTTAGCCAGCCTTTTTTTATAAATACGATTTTATAAAGTGTTCAATAAATTCTTCTCGTGAGTGTGATTCTTCAAACTTCCTTTGAGCAAGTTGTTTTAATTCTAGGTCTAATTGTTTTTGATAATGTATACTATAACGGGGATCTGTTGTATGATGCCTGTGACATAACCAAATTTTTAAACCATATTTTTCACTTTGTTTTCTTCTAGCATTTCCTTCAAAAATATGATGTTCGTGAAGTGCCTTAGTAGTTTCTACATCATAATTTTTCCTGCAAATAAAACATTCCTTTTTGTCTTGAATAATTGATTTCATAATAACATTCTCCTTGTTAGACTAAATTATATACACCAGTAGGTCTATATAAGATAGTCTAACATAAGGCTATAAAAAATACAACCTTATGTAGTCCATACCTTTCTTATAGTTAAACGGATCTATTTCTATCCTG